AACCGCCAAGCAGTTCCCGAAGCGCATGTCTCCGCTCACCATGCAGAAGATCGCAAGAGCCTACAACGTCGGTGCCGACCCGAAGGAAATCGCAGCCGACTACGGCATCACGATCCACGCGGTGTTCGCCATCGCCAAGCGGTTCGATGCGCAGCGCAGGGCGGTCAACCGGGCTCGCGCAGTCGTCGCCCGGCCGCCGTCGATCCAGACGCCGGAGCCTGATCCGATCAGGATCACCGGCAACACCTACGTGGTTGAGCGGTACGATCCGTTTGCGCCAGCCGGCCACGGTCGGGTGCAGCGCATCACGCTTCCGCTTCTGACGATTCAGACGAGGGCAGCATGAGCGACCCTGTAAATCATCCACGGCACTACACCAGCCATCCCAGCGGCGATGAGTGCATCCAGATCACGGAGCACATGGGCTTCAATCTCGGCAACGCGCTGAAATACATCTGGCGGGCAGACCTCAAGGGCGATGCTGTCGAGGATCTGAAAAAAGCCCGCTGGTACATCGACCGTGAATTGCAGAAACGCGACGCAGCACTACGAGAGGAAGGGCGATGAACGACGGCACGAAGGGCGCGATGGCCGTTGCGGCGGCGATTATCGGGACGTGGCTCTTGGTGGGCATCATCATCCGTCCTGAATGGTTTGGGCTCTAAGCGGCAACTGACGAGGGAACAGCATGGCGAAGGCGGAAAAGCGCAAAACAGGGTTCCAGTCTCAGCACGTCGAGATTGTGACCGGCCAAGTTCAGAATCCGAACTGGTCCCGCGCGCACTCCGGCGCGAAGGCCAACCCGCGCTTTATCAGCGTGCAGATGAACGCCAAGGAAAGCGCCATCTCCGTCCTTGCCAGCAAGGGCGCGATAGACGCGTGCCAAGCCGAGGCGGCCGTCAAGTTCCGCCGGCTATTCGAGGCCATGGGCGGGAAGGGGGCGAGCGCCATCGACTACAGCCGCGAACAGGTTGATGGCGGCGGAGCCACGGTCGCGATTACCGATCAGCAGATAGACGCCGGACGCAAGCTTAAGCTCGCCCATGATGCGCTCACCAAGGCGCATGGCCTTTATGCATGGAAGATCGTGATCTCCGTGTGCGGGGAAGGGCGCTCGATCCATGACATGACCGAGACGCGCCGCCAGCGCGACACGCTCACGGACAACCTGCGGCAATATCTCGATTGCCTTGCGGCTCATTGGAATTTGTCCACAAGGCAAAATGTTTCGGCTCCGCAACGATCCTTGCAGGGGTTGACTTCGCGCGCGTGATAATGCAGGATTCTGATAACGGCGCGATTTGCGCCTGACAGTTACGGCGAAAGCCAGAGTTGAGAGGCGGTCGGCACGGGCAGGAATACGCTGCTTGAAAGCTTGCCCCAACCGGAGAGCAGT